AGCTCGATCATGATTTCTCCCCCGCAAGATCTCGCCAGTAGTCTATCACCTGCGGCAGAACGTGCTCCGGTCGGTAGCGGTCCGCGGTGATCGCGGCCGCGTCCGTCTGCAGGCGCCACCAGGAGTCATCCTGTTTTTTTGTCTCCACGATGAGGCTCGCGCAGTGCTGCGGGTTCGTGAAGGTGGCGCCGGCCAGGCCCAAGTAGTCGGCGGCCCCGTAGGTGTCCTGCGCGAGGACGTACATCCCGGAGGCCAGCGCCTCCGCGATCGAGATCGGCATCCCCCACGGGTGGGAGCTCTCCTGAAAGTGCCGGAGATAGATCCCGGCGCTCTGCATCATGAAGGCCACCTGCTCGTGCGAGAGGCCCTTCACGATCTCGACGTTCTTCGGGAAGTACGGGCTCTTGTACATCCTGTCGACGTGCCCCATCTCACCCGTGGCCTCGGTGAGGGCGAGCAGGAACTCGAAGCCCTCGCGCTCGCACAAGCGTGCGACCTGGAGGAAGTCCATCAGGCCCTTGCCGGGAAGGCCCGCACCCGCCCGCACCACGCGCCGCCTCTCGCGCGGCTCGGCTCCCGGCGAGAAGAATCCGGCGTTGTACGCCACCGGGAGAGGCTCCACGCACTTCAGGTCCTGGTGGTGCTTCGCGAAGTGCGGGAAGAGCCAGATCTTCCTCACGCACCCCATGGCGGCCACGTGCTTCACGTTGCCTGGGAAGGCATCGAACGAATGGCCGCGCACGGTGACGGGGAGCCCGGCTTTCGAAAGCGGGTCCGCATACTCCGCGGCCAGCGTCAGCCAGTGGACGTGGATGACGTCGGGCTTGAACTCCCTGACTGCCGCCTCGAGATCTCCGTCGTACCGGACGATGTACGGGTTGACCGGGTAGCTGTCGACCGCCCTCGCCTGCGCGCAGAACCGGACCTCGACGCCCCGCGACACGGCGTACTCGGCCTCGGCGCGGATGTAGCTCTCCGAGAGCGCGTCGGCGTAGCGGACAAGGTAGAGCACTCTCATGGCTTAGTTATTGTACTTACTAAGCCTCAAGGCAATCTCCTCCATGAGGAGCTTCACCGCCTTCTCCCCCGCCTCCCCCTGTTCCTTCGGCGACATCTGCGCGGCGCCCTCGATGATGTCGTCGACCTTCTGCCTGATTTCTGGAGAGCAGCGGCCGTACAGGTGCTCTATCGCATCCTCAAGAGTCCTTTTTCCCATCTCCTATTCCTCGTCCTTCAGGCACCACGGGTTCTTCCTGGCGTACTTGAGCGCCTCCATGATCTGGGGCTTGGTGAGGTGCGGGTACAGCGCCAGGATCTTGTTCACGTCCAGCATTTGCCGTGTGAACCACTGGTGGATCAGGTTCACCGTGATGCGCGTCCCCGTGATCACCGGCTCGCCGCCGCACACGCCCTCGACGCGCTCGATCGACGGGCCCGGCGTGATCCGCCTCTCCTGCTCCATGCTACGCCTTGAACTTGATCGGCTCGGCCGGCATGACGTCGGCCGGCGGAGCAGGCTTCTCGTACTGGGGACGGTTCACCTTCGACGACGCCTTGCACTTCGGACAGACGATCATGCTGTACTCTGGGTGCTTCGTCCCGCGATAGAGCACCTCCTGGCACGACTGGCACTGCAGGATCACCGCGTTCTTGGGGATGGGCCGCCTGGGCAGGATCGGCACGCTCTTCTCCTTCTCCTTGAGTTTCGCCTTGACGTCGGGATCGCAGCACGCGCACCCGACCCCGCGCTCGCCTATTGCCACCGACTGCTCGGCGAGGCCCTTCGCCCAGGCCTTGATGTGCTTCTCGCGGTCCTCCGGGGACATCGCGTCGAGGGCCTTCTTTGTGGCCTCGTTGCGCTCCACCGCCTGCCGGGCGAGCTCGAGGGTCTCAGGCGACGGTTCGTGAATCTTCCGGCTCATCCTGCCTCCGGTCCCGGTACTTCGCTGCTGCCTGGCGGTTCTTCTTGTGGGGCTTGCACATCTTGCAGCCCGCCCGCCGCGACCGCGTCCTCTTTCGCTTGTGATGCACGGCACACCTCGCAGTAGCACGAGTAGCAGCCGCAGAACTTCTTCGTCTTCGGGCTGCTCGCCACCTGGCACCTGCACGTCTTCCCCGCGTGGCACTTGTGCCCGCAGGGCTGACATCCGCCTCCGCCTTCGATCATACTCTCACGCCGCCATGGTGGTCGGGCCGGCCGGGCTCGAACCGGCGACATCCAGCTCCCAAAGCTGGCGCGCTACCAACTGCGCTACGGCCCGAGCTTCACGACGCCGTCTCCATGCACGATGACGCTCCCCGGCACTTCGCCGTCCTGGAACAGGGCCGGCAGGTTGAGGGCGAGCCCCGGCCTGATCTTCTCCACCCACACCTTCCGGAACGAGTTCATGGAGATGATCTGCTCGAAGTGCTCGCGCTCCCAGATGTTCTTCCCGTGGTAGACCCGCACGTACAGCCACGGGTCGTCCGGCGCCGTCACGAGGACCTTCGCGTTGAAGTGGTGCCTCTGGACGATCGCGTCGCTGGACCGCTCGACCTCCTCATAGGGGATCATCGAGTCCTTCCAGGCCACCATGGACGGGGCGGCCCCGAACGTGTCGAAGCACGCGATCGAGAACTTCTTCGAGTCCTGCAGGTAGACCCCCACGTTCGGGAGGTACGACGCCCTGGCGCCGTGAGCGTCCATGGTCTCGACCTGCCTGGCGATCCGCTCCGGGTGGTTGAGGTCGTCGTCGTCCCACGTGGCAATGATCGGCCCGAGGGAGAGCTTCACGGTCTCGTTGCGGAGCCCGCCCACGGTGCTGGAGCTCCCGATCTCGATGGAGACGTCCGGGTGCCCGTCCAGCCACACTTCGAACTCGGGGAGCCACTCGTCGAACGCGGAGCGCGGGTCCACGACGATGACGAGCTCCTTCTCGGGATACGTCTGCGAGAGGAACTGCTCCACGCAGCGCCTGAGGAGCTCAGGCCTGTCGCGGGTGATCGTCAGGCAGGAGACGAGCGGCTTCCTCATGCCTTTGAGGCGTACGCCTGGTTCATGGCCACCGGCATCGCCTTATCCGCCTTCTCGGAGATGTCGTTGCCCTCGTGGACGTACCCGGTCAGGGCCGACATGATCTCCATCTCCTCGCCCTTGATCTCCATACGCTTGAGGAGGAGCGAGGCTACCAGCTTCATCGCGTCGTCGACCTTCTCGCGGATGGCGACTTGCTGCTTCCCTGTCCTGTACTGGACGACCTTGATCTTCTTCCCATCGGCGTCCTTGAACGGCGTGTCCTCGGTGGTCTTCAACAGCTCGTTGTACTCGACGATGTAGCCGCCCGGAACGGCGACGATCGATACGGCTCTCCCCTCGCTCACGATACCTCCTTGGCGACCGTAATGGTCGGCTTGACTCTCTTGTTCTGGGCGAGACCGACGCACTCGTTGCAGGTGACCTTCACGACAGGCTGCACGAGATCCACGCGCCCGGCCCACCTCTTGCACGACCCGACGGCCCAGGTCCCCTCGGGGTTCACCTCGAGCAGGTAGTGGATTCGCCTGGCCACGCCGATGCGCCCCTTCATGGCCGGCTCGGTCGGGACGGGTCTGTGCCGGATCATGCTTGCTTCTTTCGCATCACGAAGAACTTGATCCGCCTGTCGGGGATCTCCGCCACGCCCTTCGCGGACCTCTCGGCCATGGCGATGCGCGCGGCGTCGACCGGGTCGTGGCCCTTGAGGGAGTCCAAGCACTTCTCGCACATCCCGAAAAGGATGTGGGCGAAGACCTTCCCGTCCACGAGCTGCGGATGCTCGATGATGGTCTGGCAGAGCTTCGAGTCCATCCAAAGGTTGCAGATCGGGCACCAGAACTGCCCTTGGGACTTGAGGATGGCGTCGAACGCCTCGATGGGCTTCGTGGACGGAGGCTGCAGGCCGCTCACCGGGATACCCTCGACACCAGGGCCTCGAGCATCTTGAAGGTGAACGAGATCGTCACGTGCAGCACGTTCGACGCCCGGTGCACGACCAGCGCGATCGCGACCGGCTCGAAGGCCCCCAGGACCGGGATCATGCCCTTGATGCGCAGGGCGTACGTCAGGCCAAGAGCCACCCACACGGACAGGCAGTACCCGCAGGATACGAGGATCCCGCTCAGCCTCGGCGCCTTCTCGTCGGGCCCGAGCATGCGGTTGCGCCAGCGGGCGAGCAGCGCGCTCCCGACGATGAGCTCCGTGACGATCTCGCAGAGGATGATCGCGAGGACGAGGCTCCCCGCGCTTCCGTACTTTTCCACGTCACCTCACCTGCCGCAGCCGCACGGCACGTACTGGTAGAACATCCTTCCGCCTTCTCCCCGCACAGGGATCACGGTGATCCTCGACGCGCACTTCGGGCAGAACTTCACCGTGTTCGACGACGACACCTGACCCCTGCTCGCCGGGATCGTGGTGATCACCCGGCGCTTCCCGCAGACACAACCCATCACGCTCAAGCATACCAAACGCAGAACTCAGTCGTGCGGTTTTCTCGCCACGTTCGCCAACATCCCCTTGCATTCGCACACCGCCGCGCACGCGTCCCGGACGGCGTTGGTCACCGCGTCCAGGGCGTCGAGCCGCCGCTTGCCGCCCTTCACGACCATCGAGACCTTTCGGCACCCGCACATGACCATCAGGTCCTCCGAGGTGACCTCGATGGACTTCGCCTCTGGCCTCGCGACTTTCTCTTCAGGCATTCCGGCTCGCTTTCTTGGGGTTCGGGACATAGGGCAGCGACAACCTCGCCTTCTCCAGGGCTTCCTTCGCCGTCTTCGCCTGGGACTTCTCGATCATGATGGACGTCGAGGTCCCGCCGCCCTTCTCCTGCGTGACCCACCAGAAAGTGCCGTCCTCGCCCAGCCGGACGCTCCTGCCGGGGAACTTCTTCACCAGCGCGCGGAGGGCCTGGACTTCGTCGTAGTGCTCCTTGTCTTCCTCGCAGGGATAGTAGCGTTTTCCCACCCAGGACGCACTCCGCCGGATCGCATCGATGGCCCAGCGCGGGAGCCTCGTGTCCTCTCCGCCCGCCCCGCAGTTCGAGCAGAGGCCTGGAACGACCGCCTCGCCCCTGGTCCACGATCCTCCGTCGCCAGAGGCGAAGCAGCATGGGCAGAAGAGAACCAGCTCCTCGCGCTTCTTCTGCTCCGCGGCCTCGACGTCGGCTTTCCTGGCCTTCGCAGTCGGCACGGCTACTTCTTCGCCTCGCCCTTGAGACGATCGCGCTCGGCCTTCGCGGCGTCGCGCCTGACCTTCTGCTCGTCGGTGCGGACCTTGTTCGCCACGCCGACGACGTCCTTGCGGGCGTCGATCCAGCTCTTGATGATCGGGAACGCCTTGGCCTGCCAGGCGGCTTCCTCGACGGTCTCGAACTCCACGATCTCCCGCTCGACCTCGCCCGCGGGCCTGGAGCCGTTCTCCAGCTCCGCCTGGAGCCGCTTGCCCTTGGCCTGGGTCTTCAGGTACTCCGCCCAGATCGGTTGCGCCTTGAGCCACACCTCGAGCAGGTTCGCGCACTTCGAGCACAGGACGGTGTGCACCCCCGAGATGTACTTCGTCGGGACTCCCTGGGACTGGCGCCACATCTCGAGGTCCGTGGTGTCGAAGATCATCTCGCCCGGACGCTGCTCCGTGCACCCTGATTCGCAGAACCACATAGCCGCCTCCTGTCTATCCTGACTTCTCTTCGCACTCGGGGTGTTCCGGCACCGGATCCCCGTGCTTCCTGAACTTGTAGAATGCTCCTGCCCGGTATAGTGTGCATACCGGGCAGGAGCCAGGGAGGAACTCGACGGTCATGCCTGCGCCCTCTTCGGTTGGGCCCACGAGTCCGGGAACTTCCTGAGGGCCTCATTAGGGATGAAATGCGCGGGCGGACGTCCGCCGTGGTCCTTCAGCCACTCCGGCTTCTTCGCATCAATCCCCCTCATGAAGCCGCGGACCCAGAAGATGGGGGCTTTCCCGGTGACCAGCACAAAGATGTCGTCGTCTTTGTCCCTCGTCGGCCTGACGAATAGCTCGTAGTCGTGCCTGCTGCGCGTCCTGATCTGGATCCTCGACCCCACGTCCGGCGCGCGGAACGTGTTCACCGATCCGTTCCAGTAGATTCCCCTGAACTTTGCGTAGGCCATTTCCCCGCACGCGCCCTCGATGTGGGTTGCCCACGTCGAGTCGTTGTCGTCCCCATGCAGTTCCTGGAGCTTCCTGGTGATGGCCTGGATATATCTCTCAGCTCCCACCATCGCCGCCAGCCGCAGCTCAAACTCCTCGAGACGGACCTCGTGCTTGATCATGACTGCAGCACCCCGATCGCGAACTCGTAGATCTTCCTCGACGCGACGAGGTCGCCCATCGCCCGGTGCGCGTCCGTGTGGGGGATCTTGAGCGCCGCGCACACCGTGGCCAGCTTGACGTCCGGCACGTTGATGATCCCCGCCGCCTTGAGCAGCAGCGCGATCCCCATCGTGTCGATCTTGTGGTAGGAGAGCGGGAAGAACTTCCCGTAGGGCTTGAAGTAGAACTGGTCCAGGATGCCCCTGTCGAAGTCCACCTTGTGGCCGATCGGGATGGCGACGTGCCCGAAGGGGATGTGCTTCGTGAGGAACGCCTGGTAGTGGTAGAAGGGCACGGCCTCGTAGGCCCACACCTTCGGATCGTATCCGTTGATCTCGGCCGCCTTCGGGGTCATCTTCGAATGGGTGAACTGGATCTTCTGGTCGAAGCGGCCGATCTCGTTGTACTTGAGGTCCGTCAGGACGGTCGCGATCTCGATCGCCTCGTCGTGGCCAGCCGTGACCCCTGTGGTCTCGGTGTCCAAGAACGCGTAGAAGTCTTCGATGACCGGCAAAGCTCTCTCCCAAAATAATTGGTGGACCCGGAGGGAATCGAACCCTCGTCCTGTGAACCCGCCCCGAGGGCGACTACGTGCGTAGCCCATGGTTGTATTCTGGTGAGGGTTGGCCATGGACAAGCCGCCTCACCATAGTCAGGAGAGCTGCTTCGGTGCCGCACAACTCCTGGCCTTCATGCAGCTACCTACTCCGATGCTTTAACGTCATCGCCGACTATCGGAGTCGTCGGGTCAGACGCCCAGGCGGCTAACTACGCCGCCAGCGCCAGCGAACGCTGGCTCGGGAACTTGTGAACCTTCGCATTTAAGCGATTGGCAGAGTGTTTACGTGGCCAACTGCCATCCACGGCACGCCGCTTACCCGTTCTGGGTCACAGTCGAAACCTGTTCGGGCCCGGTTTCCAAAGATCTAAGGGGCCCGGAAGACAAGCCTCCGGGCCCCATGCCGAACCGGCAGTCGCTCTAACTGCCGAGTTTTCTCAATTCGCGCAGGTCAGTCTGGACCGCCCCGATGAGAGCGCGGGGGCCGCCTGGGCCGGCCGCGATGTCCCCGAGGATGCTCTCCACGAACTTCTCCTTGTCGACGACCGTCGATCCGGGCCGCACCTGGAAGGGCGCGTCCGGAAGCTTCGGCCCCTTCTTGAACCAGATGATGTTCAGCACGGTCTCGTGGTCCCACTTGGGCTGGCTCACAGGTTCTTCACCACGTTGCGGAAGCGGTCGAACTCCTGGCCGATGCCCAGGGGCACCCTCACACGGACCACCTCGTGGCCGTTGTCGACGTACGGCCTGACGAGGCCCCTGACGTCACCGATCAGTTTCAGCATCGCCGCCTTCTCACGGTCGGACACGTTCTTCGACGCCCAGTGCCGGGTCGGCGTGACCCAGCCCAGGAGGTGCCCCTCGTCGCTCGTGAACAGGACGACCTTGTGCCCCATCAGGCGCTCTCCGCCATGACGCCGGGCTTGTAGATCACGATCAGCGTTGTCTTTCCGGGGTTGTGCCACGACTTGTCCGTGCTGATCGACACCTTCAGCTTGTGCTTCTTGCAGAACTCGAAGATGCCGTCGAGGCTCTCGCTGCTGACTTCGTACGGCTGCATCACGTAGGCGGCGGGCCTGCCCCCCTTGAGCCAGAACGATACGTGGTCGCTTCCCGGCAGATCGCAGGAGATGACCTCCTTCAGGGGCGTGTGAATCCCGGCCATCTTATAGACCCAGCAGGACTTCCCGACGAGCCTTGCGAGACACGGATGCCCGCGGGACCTCTGGAGGCCGTGCCCCCTGGCCCACGCCGCTTCCATCGCGCGATCTCTCATTTTGGGTCATCCTCGCAAAGGTCGAGCATCCTGGCCACGTTGGCGAAGCGCGCCTTCGCCGGGTCCTGGCTGGGGTCGTGGTTCGGCTTGGCCTTCTCTTTGGCGATGGCCGACAGGGCCGCCTTCGCCAGGCTGAGCTCGCTGAGGGCCGCCTGGGCTTTCTTCGTCAGGACGTCGAAGTTCTTCTCCAGAAGCTTGAACTTCCCGATCACCGGGTTCAGGGACTCGACCGCCTTCCAGAACTCCGTGGCGAAACCCGCGGCGGCCATGTTCACGGTCTTCCCGTTCAGCGAGAAGTACGTGTCGGCGTAGACCGTGATCTTGCCTTCCGCGGAGATCTCCATGATCTTCCTGCCGTTCTGGGAGAAGGCGACGTCGTGTGGGACTGGGCTCTCGATCTTGCCGGAGATCTTGAGGTGCGGCGACGGCTTCGGGCCCTCGCCCAGGAAGAACTCGTTGCCGACCTGCTTGCTGACGATCACCGCGGACACGACCTTTCCGGTCATGCGCGCGATCATGTAGGTGAGCGATCCGTCGGAGTTGGCGCTGCGGCTCACGCGGATCCAGTCCTTCGGCTTCATGTCGACCAGGGCTTCGAGCTTGGGGCCGTTCTTGGGGTGGAACATCACCGAGTACCCGGCCCCGAGACGGGCCATGTAGAACTGGCCCAGCGCGTGGTCCATGTGGATGGTGGCCCCAGGCTGGTCCATCGTGTCGATGTGCGCCCTTTCGATCTCGATGACGTCCACCGAGGTCGGCTGCGGAGGCGGCTCGTCCACGAACAGATTCGAGACGTACTTGTCTGCGAGCTTCACCGAGACCGGCTCGCCAGGACCCGCCGTGTTCATGGCCAACCCGATGCTGATCACCTGGGACTTCTTCGGCTTCGAGGTGACGGACGTCGGCCCGGAGAGGAAGACAGGCGCGCCCTCGGCGATGATCTCGTCGGCCGTGAATTGAGCGGCCCCAGCTTTCTGCTCCGGGTAGCTTTTGACCCCCATTTTCTTGGACAGATCCATGGCGGCGAGCTGCTTGTGCGTCGGGTCGAGGACGCCCATCTCAGCCGCCTTCCCCAGGGCCTTCATCACGAGCTCGTCCATCGGGATCTTCTCGGCCTTGATGGTGAGGACGTCGCCGGGGATGTCGTTGTGGAACCCGGTCGCGACGAAGAACGCTCCGTCCACCTCGAGCAGGGCGTCCTTGATGGCGCCTTCGATGGGATGGACCGTCAGCTTCTTGCCGAGCAGGTAGACCACGACGGACTGGTCTCCACCCGGCTTTCCGATGTCCACCCCGATCTTCGGCTTGATGGCGGATTCGCCGTAGCTTTGGACGGCCAGTTCGTCGTACATCTGCCCCGTGACGTCCGCCAGCTCGTCTATGATGCCGTTCGCCAGGTTGGACTGGGCGAGCTCGTGCTTCGTCTTCATGAGGTCGGCCATGTCGTTGAGGAAGTTCTTCGGCTCCAGCTTCTTCACCAGGATGCTCTTGGGCTCTCCGTCGGCGTTCGTACCGAAGAGGGTCAGGGCTTCCTGGCTCGGCGCACTCTCGAGGCTCGCCTCCCCGCACTCGCAACCCTTCGCGCCGGACAGGGCTCCGCCGAGATCGAACCAGACGTGCTCGTGCTTTTTAGGATTGTCCTTGTTGGGCACCGTCTTGCTGAGCTCTTTGGCGATCTTGTTGGAGAACTCCTCCTTGACCTTCTTGTAGACGTTCGTCCCCTGGGCCTGCTTGAGCCCCCCGAGGAGCTTCCCCAGCTCGGCGATGGTCATGTTTTCCAGCTTGAAGTCGAGCGGGGTTTTGTTGTCGACGGGGATCCCAGGGTTCTCCGACATGTAGTTCGGGCTTGGCATACGCTCTCCTGTTCCCCTCGAGCTTGTCGGTGGACGCCGACGACAGTATCCTCCCTAACGCCTGACCGAGAAGATCAAGCCGTACGCTTGCGCTTCCCGGCGGCGAGCGCCTTGTCCGCATCCCCGCCCGTGAGCGACCACGAGCAGGGCTCCGACCCACAAGCGGTTCCCGAGCAGGCGATGAGAGTCAGCTCTCCGGGCTCGCTGGCCTCGATGATCTGCACTCTCCCTCCACACCACGGGCACCGCTCAAGGGACTTGCGGAGTTCAGCCTCCGTGTCCATACCCCTATAGTACGATGCCGTGGTTCGCAGTTCAACTGTAAATGTTGCTGTGGGCAACATGCCATTAGCATGCCGTTTGCTTGCCGCTGGCATGCTAGTTGAGCTCGAGTGCGTCGAGTCTTCGCGCCAGGTCGAGCACGAACGGCTTGAAGATCCTCTGCAGGTCGTCGTTGAACTGCCCGGCCATGTTGCACCACTCGGTGCCGGCCTCGGTCATGAAGAACGCGTACGCTGCATCCGCCGCTGCGTCCGAAGCCTTCATGTAGTAGGGCAGCTGGATCTCGACAAGCTCGTTGATCATCGCCGGCATGAACTCGGGGTACTGCTTCAGCTTCTTGATGTACGTGGCGTTCTGGTAGATCGCCTTGTGGAGGTTTGGGACCACGCTCCGCTCGAGCTCGCGCCTGATGATGGTGCGCATCTTGTCGGCCTTCGAGAGCTCGCTCACGGCTGGTCTCCCCTGCTGAACTCCGAGAAGATCTTCGAGTGCGGAAGGAACTGCTCGGCGTGCTTCCGGAACAGGATCGACACGTCGTGCGCGATCTTCTCCATGAGCTCGGTGGCGTCGAGGGTCGTGTGCTTCTCCGGGGAGCAGTGGATCCGCATGGTCCAGACCTCGACCATGACGGCCATCGTCGCGGACAGCATTTCGTCGGTGAGGGCGACGCCGTCCTTGAACCCGATGACCTCCCTGATCTTCTCCCTCAGCTCCCTGACGCGATGGACGTCCACCATTCAGTCCCCCTTACGCTCCCTGTCACCGCCGGCCAACTCGCCCAGGACGTTGTTGATCCTATCGTACAAAACGCAGTCCCGTTTCTCGACGGGGACCTTGTTCTGGATCTCGTCGCGCGCCGCCCGGAGCGCGGTCCTGAACAGCTCCAGCTCAGCCGCCTGAGCCTCCATGCAGAACGAGTCCGTGGCGTGGTTGCCGTTCGTTCCCGTCTCGAGGCCGCAGTCGTCGCAGATCATGGTTTCACCGTCGGGAATGGGCCGGTCTTGTTCGGGTCCCCGGAACCTCCGCAGACGGGACACGGGAGCTGCCCATCGGCGAGGCCGATCTCGCCGCCTCCTGAACACTCCGCGCAGACGTCACCTTTCTGGCGAATCCCCATCGTCGCCGAGCCGCACACCGGCTGTCCCTTGTCAACGCCTGGGACGCGCTCGTTCTCTCCCATCTTCCAGGCGATCCAGGCAGCGGAGCACGTCGCGCAGAAGATGTAGTAGCCTCCGCTCCCGAAGCGCAGGGTCTTGTGGTGACAGTCGGTGCTCACGACAGGACTTTCGCCTTTCTGATCTCGTTGAGGATCAGCATGACGTGGGAGCCGTTCATCCCGCAGTAGCCACTGTAGTACTCGGGCACGTTCACGTCCCACGTCTTCGTCACCCGCCAGATGGCCTCGAACAGCGGGTCCTTCAGATCCTCCGGCGTCGGGTTCGGCAGCGGGTCGAAGTGCTTGATGTCCAGCTTTGCTTCGCTCATTTTCCCCTCACCATAAATCCTCGGTGTACAGGTCAGGCGGAACGGGCAGCTCCTTGAGCTGGCCCGACGCGATCGCGATCTGGCCCGCTTTCCTGCGGTCCACGAACCCGCCCTCGTCCGTGAGGAAACCCTGCACCTCCCCGGTGACCGCGCCGGTCAGCCAGAAGGCGCTTCGAATCGTTGCGATCAAGTTGCTGTGCCTGGCCGGCGGTGGCTCCGAGATCACCGCGCCCCGGAACAGGATGGCTGCCGACACGATCTTCACTTGCGAGCCTTCTCTGCTTTTTGTTCTGGCACCATCACCCTGGGCGCGTTCACCGCCGTGAGCGCGGCCAGGCAGATCGCCTGCTCGGACGTCGGGGCCTCGACGTCGTACGCACCGTGGTGGTTGTGCGCCTTGTTTCCGTGCTTCTCGCAGGGGCCCGAGCTGCACACGAAGCTCACGACAGCACGGTGCTCCACGACCGGGTCGTGTGCGTGCCTCGTGAGGCGGAACGCGTAGCCGTCCTTCCTCATGTGCTCGACCACTATGAACGCGTTCCTGATGTCGGTCGAGCAGCGGAGGATGTCCTGGTCGTAGCTGATGACGCCCTGCTGGCTCTTCCGGCCGTAGAAGCCCTCGACGAACCAGTAGGTCCCCGGCGACCGGCGGCGCATCAGTTTGTCCGCGGCGCCTTTCATCTCGTCCTCGGTGATGATGGCTCGGCCGAAGACGCAGACGTGCACGGCCTTGTCGAGCTCGAAGAGCTTCTCGCGATTGTCTTCGGCCATGGATTTAGAGTATGTTGCTGTGAGCAACAATGCAAGTGTTTGTTCCGTGAACGCGCCGATAGTCCTCACCCACCAACCCCTTACACCCCAGCGCGCAACATGCTGAGGACGTATCCGTCCACACAATGTCCAGACGGAGCGTGAAGCGCGCGAAGGGGGCCTGGAGATGCCTGTTGAGATATGTTGCTGGGAGCAACCCAACGGGTTGACGTTGTGCTATGGTGGAAGGTATAGTTCCTGCGTCGATCCGTGCAGGTTGTAACACTCGTCGAGGCGAAAGCATGTCTGAGGGCCAGCTTCCGGGCGTGTCGGCCCTACAACCCGGTGAGCTGGAAGGGATTACGTACTCGGAGTGGATCTCGAGCAGGCTCTGGGTGGACTACGGAGCCCCGTTCACGTTCGAGGGCAGGCCCTACCTGAAGAAGATCCACGACCTCAACGACCAGAAGATACTCCTGAGGTGCATCGGCGGGGACATGCCCATCCGCCTCCCCGACGGCCGTGAGATCCCCATGCGGGATATGGCCTCAGAGGAGTTCGTCGGCCAGGAACTCGTGTGCTGGAGCGAGGCCAGGAACAGGCTCGGGACAGCCAAGATCAGCCGGATCCACCTGAACGGGAGGATGCAGTGCCGGCGCCTGCGCTTCGACAACGGCATGGAGCTGGTGTGCACGTCGGACCATAAACTGTGGACCCAGCGGGGGACCTGGGGGACCGCCGAGCAGGTCGCCACGTGCACCCACACCGATCCCAAGTACCGGCGCGTGGGGGTGGTGTCGAAGGAGGGGGCCTTCGGGTGGGCCAACTGCGTCGGGTGGGAGGATGCCGGGGAACAGGACGTCTACGACTTCACCATGACGAACGACTATTCGTTCGTGGCCGGTGGGGTCGTCGTCCACAACTGCGGGAGGCAGGTCGAGAAGTCGAGTTCGCTGGCCGCCAAACTCATCGCGTCGTCGTGCGTCCACCCGAACTGGAAGTGCCTGTACGTCAGCTCGTCGGACAGGCAGACCAAAGTCTTCTCCCACGTCAGATTGGACCGGGTGCTCGCCTCCCCCTACGTGAGGGGCAAGCACTTCGATCCACAGAGATGCGTCGACGACGTCTACGAGAAGCAGATGCTCAACGGGTCGACGATCTTCTTGAGCTACGCGAGCACTGACGCTGACCGCTGCCGAGGCATAACGGCGGACATGCTCCTCTGCGACGAGATCCAGGACATGACGAGCGACGTGTTCCCGGTCCTCGAAGAGACCATGTCCCACCAGCCCAATCCCCACAAGTTCTACGCGGGTACGCCCAAGACCCTCAACAACAGCATGGAGACCCACTGGAAGAACAGCACCCAGTGCGAGTGGCTCATCTGGTGCTCGTGCGGGGAGTGGGTCTTCCAGGACGAGAAGATCGTGCGGAAGGACGGGCCCACCTGCCCGAAGTGCGGGAAGATCATCGACCCCCAGTTCGGGAAGTGGGTCCCGATGGGCGCCGAGGATTCGGAGTTCATGGGCTTCAGGATCCCGCAGACCATGGTCCCCTGGATCGTGCAGTTCCCCGCCAAGTGGAAGGACCTCTACCGGAAGTCGCAGAAGTGGGGCCAGAAGGACTTCTACAACGAGGTGCTCGGGCTCGCCCACGAGAAGGGCGCCAACCCCATCACCGAGAGCGACCTGAAAGCCTGCTGCGACCAGCAGAAGCCCATCCTCGAGCTCAGGAACATGAGCAAGTACTTCGATGCTCTGTATGCGGGCGTGGACTGGGGCGCCGGCATGGGCTCGTTCACCGTGCTCACCATAGGGGGGTTCCACGGGGGGAAGTACCACATCGAGTACATGCGGAGGTTCGCCGCCGAGAAGGACGAGCCTGGGATCCAGGTCGAGGAGATCGCCAAGATCTGCCAGAGGTTCGGCGTCGGCCTGATCGGATGCGACTGGGGCGGCGGCTACGTCCAGAACAAGGATCTCGCCAAGGCGATGACCGGGTACTGCGACGTGGTCCAGCTCATGGAGAGCGGAGTCAAAAAAAGGGACCTGAGCTACCAGCCCGCCAGCCGCCTCTACACCCTGAACCGGTCCATGGGCATCGCCATGGTCATCCAGGGCATCAAGAACCGCGAGTTCATGTTTCCGAAGTGGGAGGACTTCTCCCAGTTCGCCGAGGACTTCACGTGCGTCTTCGAGGACTACAACCGGGCTCTCCGGCAGATCGTCTACGATCACCCCGACTCGATGCCCGACGACTCGTTGCACTCCCTGATGTTCATGATGCTGACGCTGAAGATTGGGCGCGGCGAAAAGGCTTTGTAGGATAGACTCGAGAGGAGGGAACATGGCTGCAGTGCCGAAGCAGATCTCCCCAGGCGAGCTCGCCGAGCTCGATGACGTCGTCGATCAACGGTTCAGGCCGGGCGACTACGGCAAGATCATGATCACCGGCCTCACCGACCTCGTGAAGCACTACCTGCCCCCGGAGAAGCACGCCCATGTCCTGGGGTTCCTGACCTGGGTACCCCCGGACCACCTTGAGCAATACCTGGTCCATGCCCTGGAGCATGGGGCCGATCTCACCCGCCCGAAGACTGGGAAAGCACGCCGGAAAGCCTCCCGCAGGCCCTGACCGGGCCCTGGGGATCAAAGCCCCCTTATAGTGTCATAAGAAGGGTGCGATCGTAGAGACTCGACCTGACCGAAGGGAAGGGAGAGCATTTATCTACGCCCCCGCATGGGGATCAAACGGGCCAAATCGGGCATAAGAATAACGTGAGATCCCCTGTGTATTTTTAGGAGGCCTTTTCATGGGCGGTCCAGGGATCGGGCACAAGCACCGGGCTCAGGCCTGGAAGAGCAGCTCCGACGACCGCTTCCGGGCGGCCGGCGTGGGAGTTGTCCCCGACGCGCTTGTGGCATCCAGGATCGGCATCACGACCAACGCGGTCAGCCAGTACCGTCACCGCAGGGGCATTCGCAGGGCGGTTTGCGAAGCCAGGGTCAAGGTCATCCGGGAACCGCAGCCCCAGTTCCGCAAGCTCTGGCACAAGGGCACCGGATCGTGGATGATCCGCCTCGAGCCAGGGACCCGCGAGATCACCATGACGCGATTCTTCCTCGAGTGCAGGCTCGGACGCCGGCTGCACAAGGATGAGATCGCCCGTGGAGGCAAGGTCACCCGCGGTGTCCAGACCGGGTTCCATCTGATGTGGAAGGGGTCGTAGTGCCCTTCAGAGTCCGCCCTACCCGCCAGAGCCAACCGAGCCCCGGAGCGATCCGGGCAGTAGGCCTGATTAGACCTCGCGCCGATAAACAGAACGGCGTAAGTGAGATGACTGCAACACGTCATCCTGCGAGGACTCGTAGGGATAGGCGCTTAGGGATATGGGCGGACCTTGAAGGACACTTTAACCCCTCTCCTCAGCTGGGATGGGTCCCGTCCTGGGATGCGTAGGAGAGCCGCATCCCAGGACTCCTACCACGGCCCACTGGATTTCAAGGCTCGGATTTTCCGAGCGCCAGTGGGCCCCGGTAGGAGGGTGCGCATGTTATTAGCCTAGCCCAATGGCCCGGCAGAGAGCTCCGCCCTCGGAGAATTGCCGCAGGCCATCGGATTCGGCTAATCAGGTCGGCGTCACGGTTTGCGACCCCGTTTCGGGGATCTACCGTTGATGGCGCTGGCCTTCGTTTTTGGGGGGACAGATCATGGGCGCTCCAATCGGAATCGGGCCAGACGCTGGCCTCATGCCCTGCTTCATGTGTGGCAAGCAGGTCGACTGCGCACGGCTTTGCGCAAGCTGCTCCGAGGCTTCTCGGAAACTGGCCGATCGCCGCGAGTCGTCCAGGCGTTATGGCGCGGTCAACATGCTGGCGCCCTTCGGAAGGGCGGCCCAACTCCCGCTGCCGTACAGGCGGGAACTCTAGCTCGATTTCAAGCGGTGGCGACGCGGACATCCTGGACCTTACGAGGACTTCCAGGCTCTGCACGCAAGCTTATCGCTCGATGTTCTCTCCCGCGCGCCGGGGCACTTTGTGCCGGCCCCGGATAGCACGCGTTGACATCGGCACGTTTTGGAGACATGGTTATGAATCCCGAAGCCATCAAGGCGTTCACGAAGTCGGCGTTCTTCAAGATCGCCATCGTCGGCGGGTTCCTGTACGCGGTCGACCAGGTGGTCGGGTTCTGCCGCGAGTTCCCCCGCGCGTTCAAGCGGCAGATGGAGGCGCAGGAGGCCGACCAGAAGCGCGCGCGCGGCAAGCGGAAGGGCAAGCGGAAGGGCGCGAAGCCCGGCCCCAAGGCCCAGTCCGCCTGGCACAACCGCAAGCGGGCGGACGCCCCGGCGCAGTAAGCGAACCACCAGCCCGGAGGGTGACGGCAATGTCACCCTCCGGGCCTACCCCCCGGCGCTCTTTTTTTCGTCTGCATGAGGAAGAGGATTTCCCTTTTCCCATTTTCTCTATTCTCTCTGAGGAGGTTCCCATGGCTGGCAAGTCTGTCGAAGGTCGGCAGGTCGTGAAGGACGCGCTGGCGTCGCTCGACAAGCCCAAGACGAACGGCGAGGACAAGCCGAAGCGCGAGCTGAAGCAGAAGTCCATGCCCAGCGCGCCCATCAGCGCGCCGACCAACTTCTTCGACTCGTTCCAGTACCTGGTCGAGATCATCGGGCTGAGCACGCTGATCACGCACTCGAAGAAGGGCGTGCACATCGGCGAAGGCGGGCAGCTGCCCAAGGGCAAGAACCGCCCCCCGTTCGACATCATCGGGGCGTTCAAGGATGCGCTCTACCTGCTTCCCGGAGCGAAGATGCCCACCCAAAAGATCGAGCCCAACGGCTTCTGGCCGTACTTCCCGAACCGCTTCGGGCTCTGGGCCAAGGCGTTCAAGATGTCGCTCATCACCGTCCTCGGTGAGGAGACACAGCTCCACCCGAAGTTCCTTGAGAGGCACATCAGCGCCACGGGATTCGGCAGCAAAGACCCCAACATGTTCGCCATCAAGTACGACCAGATGAAGTGCCGCTACGAACATCTGCCGAATCCGTCCAGCTGGCCCAAGACCCTCATGCCCGTCAGCCGTCCGGAGTTCTTCGGGTGGTCCACGAAAATCATCATGAGAATTCCGACGAGACTCATCCTTCCGGATCAGTTCGGCCGGTTCATGACGCTCGCGGGAGAGACCGTCGGCGTCGGCGACAGCCGCAAGGAGAAGTCCGGGTACGAAGTTGGAACCTTCGGCGTCGGCAAGATCATGGTGCAGAAGATCTGCGCCACGGCCGTGAACTACCAGGAGGGTGCATGAAGAAGCCGGCGGTGAAGAAGCCGTCCAGGCGGCAGCTGCAGTTGATGGGCCTCGCGATGGTGACCAAGAAGCATGGTCGCCTGATGGCCGAGGACGTGTTCAAGGATGCGAAGGACATCAAGCATCCTCTCCACTCGGAGTTCGAGTGGGACGAGCACGAGGGATGGAAGCAGTGGAATCTGGAGATCGCGAGATCTTTGATCTCCATGCACCGTCTCGAGCTGGTGGACATCAAGACCGGGAAGTCGGTATCCTCGCCGATGTTCATCAACATCCACAACCTGCCCGACCAGAAGGGGCCTCAGGAGTACCACCCCCTCGTCGAGGTGAGGCAGAGCAAATCCCTCATGGACGGGGCCATGAAGACCGGCGTACTCGAGATGGTCTCGATCGTCAGCCGGTGGACGTGGCACGACGTGCTCGGGTCTGCCTGCCAGAAGTTCATCAGCGATCTCAAGTCGCTGCAGGCGAAGGCTTCCGTGAAGCCGAAGAAGAAACACGCGAAGTAGACTTCTTCTCCAGGAGCGGGAGGCTCAGAGATGGGCCTCCCGCTCCACCATTGACACGACCGACGAGACATTTCTTTGCTCGGAATGGCCAGACTTAGCCGGACACGACGTGACACGACCGACCCGACCATACTGGACTCTACAGGGCTGGGCGGCACTGGACGAGACCGACAAGACTTTCGTTTCCTGGCCAAGCGGGACCGGACAATGCAAGACGGAGCGTGGCCTGACCGACGCGACAAGACGCTACCTCACCTGGCGGTACTTGATGGGACCTGACTAGACCGACGCGACCAGGCGAGGCTGGACCGGACCAGACTTTCCGAGGCGAGGCCTTACCGGACGAGACCGACGCGACTTGGTGTTTCCGGACGGGGCATTTCCGGACGAGGCATGACGGGACTAGACAAGACCGACCTGACTGGACCAGACGTTACCGGGCTTGACTGGACAGGACTCAACAAGACCGACCTGACTGGACCGGACGCTTCACGACTCTGCTTGACAGTTCACGACGCGACGCGACGAGACCGACGTGACGGGGCCAGGCGATACGAGCCCCGGCCAGACAAGACCTGCCACGTCAAGACGCGACGAGACCGACGAGACTTACCTCCACGCGCAAGCGTGTCGAGAAGGGGCGCGGCCCACGGATGCTCCGCCATGTGCGGGACATCCGTGGTGCAAACAGTCGGGAGACTGGCCGCGCCATTTTTTTTGTCCGCGGATTTCCTGCGGACCTTTTTCTTTGCCTTGAAGGAGGGCTTACTATGGCTCGCAGCAAAGGGCAGTCTCACTCGCTGACGATCAAGCTCGGCCAGGCCACGGCGGAATGTGAGCGGCTTCAGTTTCGGATGCTCAGCATGGAGTGCGTTCACAAGAAGTCGTTGGCGACGCTGACGAATGCACAGACCGAGGCGATCCGGCAACTCAAAGAGACGTGCGACGCGAACGTCAATCAAGCGAGAGCCGGCGCCGACGAGGCCGACGACACGATCAAGAGGCTCCGCGACCTGGTCATCGCGTACGACCAGCTCGTGAGCGCGCTGTCCGTAGACGGCCAGAAGATCTCGTCGTTCACCAAGGACAGCCTGGGTATGCTCCACGCGAGCCTGGCGGAAGCCGCCGCGGGACTGCCCGGCATCGTCAGGAATGGGAACGGGCTCATCCACAAGAGTGCGTGAGGCTCGAGGCCTGATGTGTCACAGGGTGACACACGGACGACGTAATATGCAAGAGAGGAGAGCGCCTGAATGAGCGACATGATGGTTGATTTCCGCCGGCTGGAATGCAAAATTTCTGGCCATAATAAATTCTATGAGCTGTGGATGCAGCAGAAGGGCGGCTCCGACTACTGGTTCGTCCAGTTCAAGTACGGAGCGATCGGCCAGGCTGGCCTGACCGGGACGAAGACGCCGAACGCGCTGATGAAGCACCACGCGAGCAGCCTCTACAACAAGCTGCTCAACGAGAAGATCGGCAAGGGCTACTCCGTCGTGAAGTCGGGCTCGAAGGCTCTCCCCCAGAGCGTGCAGAGCTTCGTCGACGAGAAGGCCAAGAAGAAGACGATGTCGGACTTCATGAGCGTCGGCCTCATGATGCCCACGAAGGACGACCTCGGGAACCTCGAGGCGTACACCAAGAACGGCGACTGGATGTTCCAGCAGAAGCTCAACGGACAGTTCTGCAGGATTTTCTGGACCGGCATCGGCAAAGACGACCCCATCGCGTTCAACAAGACCGGCGGGCTCGTCGAGCTGAGCGACGAGATCTCGAGCGCGGTCCGGAAGGCTGGGAAGGCTGTGATCCTCGATGGAGAGATGCTCGACGACAAGTTCTACGTCGTGGACGCCCTGCGGACTGGCGAGTCGGATCTCAGCGCGATATCCGCTGATCTGAGATACGACGCACTGAACAAGTACGTCGACACCTATCAGGGCACGCACGTCCTCGCCGTTCGCTGCGCCTTCAACGAGGACGCGAAGCGCGAGCTCTTGAATGATCTCAGGACCAACAGCCAGGAAGGAGTGGTCATCAAGCTCAAGGTCGCCAAGTACGAGGCCGGAAAGGCTTCGAGCGCACCCAAGGCCGTGAGCGTGAAGATCAAGTTCTGGAAGGAAGTCAGCGCGCTGATGCTGAAGTGGAACGACAAGAACTCCATCCAGGTGGCGGTGCGCGAGAAAATCGGTGGGTCGTACAAGAACCTGAACGTGGGCAACGTCACGGTGCCCGAGAAGTACAAGAAGCAGATCAAGGATGCCGGCGAGGAGTGCATCGTCCGGGTGCGCTACCTGTTCGCCACGGACGCGAACAAGCTCTACCAGCCGACGCTCGACCCCGATGATGACGGCAACGTGGTCCGGGACGACGTGGCGAAGGCGGACACCGTGGACGAGCTCATCCACGAGGGCGACGTGAAGGGTGAGCCGATGAGGCAGATCACGATATGACGTACTACTTGTTGGGGAGGGCCTGACCTGTGTCATCCGGGACTCAAGACACGAGGACCGTCCAGGCCGGTCAGGACCCTCCCCTCCCTTGCGGGTTCGGGAAGTGTGTTCCGGCCCACCCCCTGCATTGTTGCCACACGGCCTACGGCGTCAGCTTCCGATCCCCGAACCCGAACGTGGTGCTGAGGGGATGGAGGTGCGATTGCGGAAAGGAGTCCAGAGCGGTGGTTGCGGTGAGGGGAACGTGAGCTCGATCAAGCTGCATCCCGAGAAGGGCGTCAACCCGAAGCTGACGTACTGCGGTCGCTGCGGGGGACCAGGCAGCGAGCTGGTCCTGGTCGGCGCCGATGAGTGGGTCTACACGTGCTCTTCGTGTTCCACCACCGTGTTCGGCTACGGTAGCGGCACCTGCCCAAAGTGCCAGGAGACCAGAACGCTGAATCGCGTGCGCAAGATGGAGGACAACGAGAAGCTGCCCGGCGGCCTGTGTGAGGCGTGCGAGAAGGAAGTAGCCGAGCACAAGGCGGTCGTCGAGGCCGGCGGCGTGTACTTCATGTGCGAGGATTGCGGCGTCGAGGGCGTGATCAAGGGCACCGCGCCCTTGGCCAAGATGGCCAGAGAGAAGTTGAAGGTCGAGGCCCCGAAGCCGCTCGGCGTGAAGTTCTCGAAGAAAGATGGCTGTCCGAAGTGTGGCAAGGGGGCGCAATGAACATTCAGTGCAACCTGTGCGAAGGTTCCGGCCGCTCCGAAGAGGGTGAAGCCTGCAAGGCCTGCAACGGCCGCGGGGTGTTGCCGTCCGGCCCCCGTTGCGATGACGATCGCCAGCTGGAGAAAGAATGACGATCCTGGAAGCTGTCCAGGCCCTGCTGGTTGATGGCCCGAAGTCCCTCCAGTCGATCTACGAGGCCCTGCCCGACACGAAAGAGCATTCGATCAGGGCTAGGATCTACGAGAACCTTGGGAAGCTCTTTAGGCGCGTCGACAAAGGCGTCTACGTAGCCTGTCACGCGGGCGCCGCGTGCGTCGTAATCTCTGCAGATGCCTGGGACGCCGTGAAGCTCCTGCCGAGCCAGTCGATCGACGCTTTGATCACGGATCCTCCGTATCCGTGGCTGGCGAAGCACA